TGTATAAGAGACAGATTCTATATATATAGGAGTATTTCCGTTCCCTAAGGTCACAGGGGTGAAGTAGTTGTGCGAAGCTTACGCACAACAACTCCTTCCCCTGACCTGTGACTAAAAGCAAAATTTTAAAGTTAAGAAAGGAATGGCAAAAAATGGCAAAATGCAAATCGACTTCAAAAGATAAAAGATTGAAAATCGCTAAGGGAATGCCACCTTTGAGGCGAAAACTTCCAAATAAAAGTTACAGTTACAAAAACGATCAGGTAATGGACTGGATTTCTAAACGACCGGCGTTGATTGACTATGTGTTGGATAAGTTAGTAGCTAACGGATACATAGTTTACGACCCGAAATTAAAGTTGTGGTATGGAGTTGATTATTTTGAAGAAAATGAAGACTGAATTTTTTATGCCGATGATACCGCCGACCGTAACTGCACAGGAACATAAGGTTATGGTAAAAAACGGCAAACCTTTTTTTTACAATCCGCCCGAGGTGAAACAGGCAAGAGAAAAGCTCACATCACATTTAGCAAAATTTAAACCGTCAGAACCGTACAAGTCAGGTGTCAGGTTGATAACAAAGTGGTGCTTTCCTCGTGGTAAACATCAGGACGGCGAATATCGTATAACAAAACCTGACACGGACAATCTGCAAAAAATGCTAAAAGACTGTATGACCGCTCTCGGCTTTTGGTCTGATGACGCACTTGTTGCAAGTGAGATATGTGAAAAGTTTTGGGCAGAGGTTTCGGGTATTTACATCAAGGTGGAAATGCTGTGAATATCTCGGAAGTTAAGCGCAACCTTGAAAGAATTGTGCTGTACAACGGTGCAGAATACATTCTGAAAGGCTGTATCATCAGACGGAATACAACGGGTCGGTTTTACTATCAGGCAGAGCTTATGGACACCAAAGCCAAAAGCTCGTTGATTGTAACTGCACTTGATAAGATTGACGAAAGGAGAGAAAGCATTGAAAGCGAGAATACCAGTTAAGCTGAAAAGAGAGACTATGGCGGAGATTAACCGCCTTGCCGACAGGGAATATCAGAAGGTCAAGGACAAAGAAATCAATGACCTGACAAGGCGAATTTTTAAGACGATTGTATTTGCCTTGCATAAAGATTTCGGCTTTGGCCGTGATAGATGTGCAAAGGCACTAAAGTCTATGACCGAAATAATTGAACACTCCGACACTGACGAAGTGTTTTGGGAACATATCGACAGGGTTGTTATCGACAAGCTGAAACTTGAATTTGACAAACGAGATTACACCGACAACGGAAAAGTTGTTAATTTTGAAGAAGGTCAAGAAAATGATTGACTGTTCAAAAACTGAAAACTATATGCATGAAAAAGCTCGAATGACAAAATCAGTTGTGAACGGTGTATGCCATATTCGGTGTACAGATTGCCCATTGAGCAGATTTAATAATAACGAAAAAATAGTTTGCTCCGAGTTAGAATTATTTCACAGTGAAACGGCTGTTCAAATAGTTCAGCGGTGGAGCGACGAGCATCCACAGAAAACTTATTTGTCCGAATTGCTAAAGTATTTTCCAAAAGTAGAGCTTAACAATAAAGGATTGCCTAAATGGATATGCCCACATCATTTAGGGCTGAATGAGATAGAAGATTGCGGCGGAACAGACAATTACTGTGCTGAATGCTGAAATCAGCCTATTGAGGACGGTGAAGAGTAATGACAAAAGATAGCCTTGAGAAGTATCTTGATAGCGGAGTTTTTCACAAAGAAAATTAATGAAAGAGGTGTAAAAATGATAAAGTATGAAAGTGTTTGTAATTCTGATGTGCTTGATGAAATCAAGAGTGGGGAAACTATCTTTTTGCTCAACAGGGCAACAAACAATGTTAGTTGGGTAAATAATATGAGTGTAGATAACCTTGCAAAAGTTTTTAAGCATGACAATAAAGATAACAGATATGAGTTTTATAAGGAAGTGAAAAATAAATGAGAATCTATCAGTGTGATAGTTGTAATAAAGTTATCACAAATCCGCACTCAGTTAAAATGAAGGAATTTTATGTAGGAATGATGGATATTGATTGCAGTAGTGGCATTGTGATTCCTATTGAAAGTAAGAGGAAAATTAAAATACAGCTATGTGATGATTGTTTCAAAGGCTTGCATCTTATTGCCGAAAAAAAGGAGCGTGAAAAGTAATGGAAATTATGCACAACGATGAACTTGCTAAAAAGCCGTATAAGACCATTGAACTCAAATACGAAACCGAAGAAGACTACAACAAGTTTAAAAAAATACTTGAGTTGAATAAGTTGAGAAAGCCTATTCTGGTCGATGAACAGGTTATAGGCAACATATTTCTGCACCGTTATATCTATAAATGTCCTAACTGCGGAAGGCAATTCAGAAACAACGGCTCATTGAATTACTGCTATAATTGTGGGCAGAGGTTGGATTGGTCAGATGAAATGGACGGTGAAAAATAATGGCATTCCCCGAAAAGCTAAAAGCGTTAAGACTTAAAAATGGATTAACGCAAGATGAGTTGGGTGAAAAGCTCTATTTGAGCAGAACAAGTATATCTTACTATGAGCAGGGAAAATTTGAGCCTAATATCGAAACCATAATAGCTGTAGCGGATTTATTTAACATCACAACAGATGAATTGTTGAGGTGAGGTGTGAACACAATGACAAACTTTGAAAAAATCAAACAGATGTCAATTGACGAAATGGCTCGGAGTTGTATGCGTTTTTTTGCCTGTCCATATGGAAGGACTCCATGTTTCGGTTGTCCTATGGAAAAGCGATTCAATGGCAGTTGCATTGACTGCACAAGGCATTGGCTTGAAAGTGAGGTAGATACGGATTGACAGAGAGAGAGATTAAGGGCGAAATAATAGATTTTGAACCGTATCGTGTGGAAAAGGAGCTTGAACAATTTAAGGATTACGATGAAAAGAACTTTTTTGCAGATTGTTATGTTAGTGACGAGTGCAAAAATCCAGACAGTTACGGAATTGTATGTGTAAAATGCGGAGAGTGCGGACGCACTTTTACAAAAGATGGAATTTTAAAGGAGGATAATTGTAATGACACCTGATGAATACAGGCAGAAGCACAAGCGTTGTGCGACCTGCGTGTACTATGGAGGTAATAATCTTTTTTGTAACTCATCTTGTTACTGCCTTGCGAAAAACAGAACTACATATAAAACAAGAGGACACTTTTGCAAGATTTACAAGGCAAAAGAATTTAAAAAGGGGGGGCAACAAATTAGTGGACAAAATACACAGGGCTGATGTTGATTTTTCAGCGCAACTTGAAAAGGCTATGAAGCTGAGAGATATCGGCCCGACAAAGTTAGCAAGGAAATCGGGAGTTCAACGCAGTCAGATTTGTAGATACCTAACTGCCGAAATAGCGCCGACGACGAACAATATACGAAGGTTGTCAATTGCTCTGAATGTTACTACTGATTATTTATTGGGGTTAGCTAAAACAGACGAAAGATAACAAACAATAATTAAATTGCACCAATAATGCAACGAGAAAAAATATACAATGGACTTATAATGCAGACGGACTATCTGTGTTGTAAGTCCATTTTTTATTTGGTGGTGTACGATATGGCTAAGGCATTTGCCGTAGGATTTTATAAATCTAAAAAGTGGCAGGATTGCCGACAAAGTTTTATTGCTGAACGAATGCTTATTGACGGCGGATTGTGTCAGCTATGTAAAGAGCAACACGGCTTTATCGTACATCATAAAATCATGATTAATGAGAGCAACATAAACAATCCTGATGTTACTCTCAATTACGACAATTTATTATTTGTGTGTAAAAAATGTCACGATAATTTACCGGGACACGGGATAGGTTGCGAACCGAAAAAATATTTTTTCGACGAAAGCGGAATGCTCCGACCGATTATCCCCCCCGTTGAAAAATCGGAAACCGGTAACCGTAGGACCGAGGGGGGCAGTTAGATTTTTTGCGCGCCTTACATATAGCCCCCCTCCCCCCCAAAAACTTGTGTGAAAGGACGGTGTGACTTGAAATGACTGACGAACAGAAAGAACAAAGAGCGATAAAGCGAGAAGTAAAGCGATTAACGGAAATCTACAAGGACATAGAGGTTAAAAGACAAGACCTCGCTGTTGGCCTCATTGAGAATGCGGCGTTCACTCGAATCAGACTGAAAGAACTGCAACAAGACATTGCAATTTATGGCCTGACTGAATTATTTTCGCAGTCGGAAACACAAGAGCCGTACTCACGCAAAAGACCTGAGGCAGATTTGTATAATACCATGCTCGGCAACTATCTCAAATACATTAAACAGCTCAACGATATGCTTCCGAAAGTGACCGAGGCGAAGACTGTGACAACAGACGGCTTTGACGATTTCGTTGAAGGGCGTGACAAGCTTTGAAACGCTATCCATTAAGCTATAATCCGATACTCGAATACTACGAACAGATACAAAGTGGCAAGGTTACTGTCTGCGACAAAATACGCAAATGGTACAAGTATTTAAGTAATAAGGTGATTAATCCGATGGACGGCTATCATTACGAAGCTAAGCGAGGAAATCACATCATTGAATTTGTTGAAAACTATTGCCGACATAGTAAAGGCAAAATGGGCGGTCAGCTTGTAAGGCTTGAATTATGGGAAAAAGCATGGCTTGCGGCGACTTTTGGCTTTGTGGACGATGACGGCATCAGGCAGTATAACTTATCTGTGCTGATTATCGGAAAAAAGAACGGCAAGTCTTTGCTTGCCTCTGCGATTGGCTTGTATATGCTCATCGGTGACGGCGAACCCGGTCCCGAAGTGTATGCAGTTGCTACAAAGCGTGACCAAGCTAAAATCATTTGGCAGGAAGCAAAACGAATGGTTCGCAAGAGTGAAACTCTGCTAAAGCGAATTAAACCACTGCTAAATGAATTGAGTTCAGAAGATTACAACTGCGGAGTGTTTAAGCCGCTTGCTTCTGATTCAGACACACTCGACGGTTTGAATGTGCATTGTTGTTTAATGGATGAGTTGCACCAGTGGAAAAACGGCAGACAGCTGTATGACATTATGGCGGACGGTACAATCGGACGAGATCAACCGCTTATTCTTGTTACAACAACAGCCGGAAAAATCAGAGAGGACATCTACGATGAAATCTATGATGATGCTGTCCGCACCACGAACGGCTTGTTTGATGATGTAGGTTACAAAGACGAACACAGCCTTTACATCATCTACGAGCTTGACAAGCGTGAAGAATGGGAAAAGCCCGATTGCTGGGAAAAAGCTAATCCCGGACTTGGCACTATTAAAAATCGAAATGCCCTTGCAAGCAAGGTCAAGAAAGCGCAGGCGAATCCGTCGCTTGTACGCAACCTTGTATGCAAAGAATTTAACATAGCCGAAACATCAACTGAATCGTGGCTCAATTTCGAGGAGCTTAACAACGAAACAAAATTTGATGTAAAGGAACTCCGTCCGACCTACGGCATAGGCGGTGCAGACTTATCAAGCACAACCGACCTTACAGCGGCAAAGATGTTGTTTCGATTGCCTGACAATGAAAACATTTATGTAATGTCTATGTACTGGATACCGGCCGACCTTGTGGAAAAGAAAGTTGCCGAAGATAAAATTCCTTACGATAAATGGATAGAACAGGGCTATATGAGGACTTGCCCCGGAAACAAAATCGACGCAAGTGTTGTTACGGCGTGGTATCAAGAACTACAAGACGAATACGATATTTACTTGTGGAAAGAGGGCTATGACGCTTGGTCAGCTCAGATGTGGGTTAATCAGATGATTGACGCTTTCGGTCCTACCGTTATGGAAGCTGTACATCAGGGCAAGAAAACACTGTCTGCCCCGATGAAAGCCCTTAAAGCAGACCTTGTCAAGAAAAGAATAATCTACAACAACAATCCAATTGATAAATGGTGTCTCGCAAACACCGCAATAGATGAGGACAGAAACGGTAATATACAGCCAATTAAGACCTCAAAGTCAACGAGACGAATTGACGGTACTGCGGCTTTGCTTGACGCTTACACGATATATTTTGAGTACGAAGATGAATATTTAAGCATTGTTTAGGAGGTGAGAGAATGGGAAAATTTAAGAACTTTTTAAATTCTGTTCGTAATGTCAGAAAGACAAAGAATTTTTCAAGGGTTGAACTTGTTACACAGAATAATTCAAATTTCTTTTTGTGGGGCAACAGGGCATATGATTCCGACACCGTCCGAGCTTGCGTTAATGCACAGGCTCTTAGATTCTCGAAGTTATCCATTAAACACATAAGAGAAACAATCGTTGACGGCAGAAAAGACCTCTTAATCAATCCCGAGCCTTATGTCAAATTTTTGCTTGAAGAACCAAACCCGTACACAACAATGGATATGCTCCTATATAGGACAAGCACACAGTTATCGTTATCGGGCAATGCTTTTTGGCTGATAATCAGGGATTCAAACGGCTTGCCGACAGAATTGTATTTTATACCGGCTAAATCAGCTACGGACTTGTACGACACTAACGGCAACCTTGTTTATGAATTTATCCTTGCAAACGGCAAGACTTACCGCTTTGCCTCCGAAGATGTCATTCACTTGCGTGATGATTTTGCTGAAAATGACATATTCGGAAGTGGCAAATTTAAGGCTCTTGCTCCTTTGCTTGAAATAGTTGAAACAACCGACAGCGGCATCATCAGTGCTATCAGAAATTCAAGTGTCATTAAATGGTTGCTGAAATATACCTCATCGTTGCGCCCTGAGGACTTGAAGAAGAACGCAAAAGCTTTTGCTGACAACTACCTTAACATCAGTAACAGCTCTGTGGGCGTTGCGGCAGTTGACGCAAAGGTTGACGCAAATCAGATAACCCCGAACGATTATGTCCCGAATGCTTTGCAAATGGATAGAACAAAAAACAGAATCCTTGAGCTTTTTAATACTAATGTGAAAATTATCACATCAACAGCGAACGAAGATGAAGAAAACGCCTACTTTGAGGCGGTGATTTCACCTAAAATTATTCAGCTTAAAAACGAGCTGACGCGGAAACTATTCACTCGCCGTCAGCGTAGTTGTGGAAATTACATCGCAGTAGGTTCGTTCAATCTACAATCGGCAAGTCTTAAGACTAAGCTAAATTTCGCCGGAATGGTAGACCGTGGAGCAATGCTCCCGAACGAATGGCGAGAATCGCTTGGTCTTGCTCCTGTTCCGGGTGGAGACACTCCGCTCAGAAGATTAGATACAGTTGCAGTTGACGAAGGAGGTGAAAATGATGCCGAAAACGATTGATATTAAGGGCCCTATCATTACGAACGATGACAAGTGGATTTACGACTGGTTTGGAGTAGCTTCCTGTTGCCCGGCCGACATTCGCTCACAGCTTGACGAAGTGGCGGATGATGAGGGCGTACAGGTTGTTATCAATTCATCAGGTGGTGATATCTTTGCCGCCTCCGAAATTTACGATATGCTCGCCGAAAGCAAGGCTACAATCAAGGTCATTTTTGCCGCCTCTGCCGCTTCATACATCGCTTGTGCGTGCACATCTGAAATTGTGCCAACAGGTATGCTTATGATTCATAATGTTTCAAGCTATGCCGCAGGCGATTACAATGACATGGCACACGAATCATGCGTGTTGCTTAAAGCAAGTAAAGCCGTTGCAACAGCGTACAGGCTAAAAACCGGTATGAGTGAGGACGAGCTTATCGGACTTATGGATAAAGAAACTTGGCTCACTGCTGACGAGGCGGTTGAAAAAGGTTTTATTGACAAGGTCGCAGAATATGCTGAAAAGCCAAAAGAGGTTAAATTTGCGGCAAGCCTTAACGGTCTTATCCCTGACACAATTATCAAACAGATGAGGGACGAAAAAACACAGCTTACAGCAAAACTTGAATTGCTCAAACGAAAGGAAGTTGAAGAAGAATGAACAAACAGGAATATCTCGACAAGAGAAATGCTCTTTATGACAAGGCAAAAAAGCTCATTGCAGAAAACAAGCTCGCCGAGGCGAAAGAGATTACACAGCAGATTGATAAGCTCGACAGTGACTTTGAAAATTCTGCCGTAGGAAAGGCAAACAAAAACGCAGAGGAGGGAATCAAAATGCCTGCACCATTCGAGAATCACAAGGCAAACATCGACCTTACAGATGAGGACGAAAAGGTAACGGACATGTACGCAACACTTGAATACAGAAAAGCATTTGCTAACTATATTCAGAACGGTGTACCCGTGCCACAGAAGTTTATGAATGTGGCATCACAGACCACATCAAGCACTGCGGCGGCTATTGTGCCGACCACAATGTATCAGCGTTTAATCGTTGAACTTGAAAAAATCGGCGAAATTTACGCAAGAGTGTTCAAGACGGCTTATCCGACAGCGCTCCTTATCCCTACACAGAACATCCGTCCGACAGCAAGCTGGGTTGATGAGGAAAAGGGTTCAGACCAGCAGCAGGTAACTACTGACAAGGTTGTCTTTGCCGGCTATAAGCTTGAATGCAAGGTTGCGTTCTCGCTCTTTATGACCAAAACGGCGCTTGACACTTTTGAATCACAGTTTATCGACCAGATTAAGAACGCAGTTGTTAAGGCTTGTGAAATGGCAATCATTAAGGGTTCGGGTTCAGGTTCGCCAACCGGCATTCTTTCTTGCACTCCCCCTGAAGGCCAGACAATTGAAATTGCAAAAACCGGCAAGCTTACATATTCAACACTTTGCTCTGCTGAGGCGGCTCTTCCTGCTGCATACGATGACGCTGTATGGCTGATGACAAAGAAGTCATTCTTTGCGTTCATGGGCATCACAGACAGCAACGGTCAGCCTGTCGCTCGTATGTCCGAAGGACTTAACGGCAAGCCGTCACTCTCACTTTTCGGTCGTGCTGTTATCCCAACAGACGGCTATATGGATTCGTACGCTGACACGGTTTCAGCCAACACAACCTTTGCGATGATGTTCAATCTTAACGATTACATCTTCAACGAGGTAATGGGTTTAAGTGTCAAGAAGTACGAAGAGGACGACACCGATAACACAGTCCTTAAAGCCGTAATGCTTGCAGACGGTAAGGTCGTGGATACTCACAGCCTTGTTAAGCTCGTAAAAAAGAGCGCTTAAAAGAGGTTTGAATTATGGCAGTATCAAATGAAATTGAAGCCGTAAAGGTTTCGCTCCGTATCAATACGGTGCTGTTTGATGATGAAATATCTGCCCTCATTGATTCTGCCAAAAGTGACATGGCAGGTGCAGGAGTTGATGTCAACGACAAAAACTCAACTGCACTTGTTATGCAGGCAATCAAGTTCTATTGCCGTGCTTATTTTTCGGTGACCGCCGACAGCGAATGGGCACGGCATTACGAAGAATTGCGCGATGCAATGGCGGCGAGAGGAGCACAAACAGAATGAATGCAGATACTTTGATTTTGCTTGTTTCTTCGGGCTATAACGAAACAACAAACGATATCGGTGAAATTGTTCAGTCCGAAAAGCTCCGCAAGGTCTATGCTCAGCGGCAATATGTCAGACAATCCGAGTTCTTTCAGGCGCAAGCTAACAGATTAAAACCTGAATGTATGCTTGAAGTTAATTCCTTTGAGTATCAGAACGAAGAATTTTGTTACCTCGATAATAAAAAGTTCAAAATCTATCGCGCATATCAAATCAAAGGAACAGAGCGTACAGAGCTGTATTTAACGGATGTGGTAGGTGAAAACAATGTCACTTCCTAAAGCAGTCAAAATCACAAAAAACGGCGTTGAGATAATCAGCAATGTTGACCGCATTCAGTACACACTCAAAGAGCTTGAAAGAGCCGCTCTGCGTGATGTTGGGAAACTGGTATGTAAACGGTCACGACAAAAAATAAAACGCAGGACGGGGCGCTTAGCGAAAAATACGCAGTATTGGGTACGCTCAAAGCAAAAAATTCCTGACTTGCAGGTAGGATTTAAGCCGGGCGGATTTTACGGCTTGTATCAAGAAATCGGTACAAGCAAAGCTCCAAAAATCGGAGCATTGAGCGACGCTGCCGAAAGCAACATCAAAGACATTATAAAGATTGAACAGCAATACCTCAGTGCCGTAGGTACAGAAGAGGCAGAACGCAAATTGAACGAGGGGGAATACAGCGGTGAATAATATCAAGAAATTTTTGAAAGACTTATTCGCTGAGTATGCACCCTCTTATTTTTTACAGGCAGAAAGCGGATTTCCTCGCCTTGTCTATGAGGTCAAACAGCTCTACACAGATGAGCCGTATGACAAGTTTGTTGTGACCGTTAATGTTTATGATAGGCAGACTACGGCGGACATTGATGAGGTTGTGGACAAAATCTACGACAACATAGCAAAGGCTACATACTTGGTTGACGATGTTTTTTACAAATTCTACAACAATTTTGACCGGCAGTATATTGCCGAATCAGACAAATCAATAAAGAGAGTGATGTTCACTCTTGAAATGAGGAAATACAACAGAAAGGATGATTAAAATGGCAATAGTTAAGCCACGAAAGATTAAACCGTACAGCGGTTACAGCAATAAGACGGCTGACCGTATGTTACTTGATGCAGGTGCGTTTTTTGCCAACTACGATCCAGCTACGGACACATACGCAAGCGCCAAAAAGGCAGGTAAGTGTCTTGGCGTAACGATTAAAGGCGGTGAATTTTCAGCCAAGCCGACACTCAGACGCCTTGAATTTGACGGTGTAAAAACACGAACTAAAGGCGACACAGTAGTTGACGGTTGGGAAGTTTACATCAAGGCAACACTTGCTGAGATGACTACCCAGAACTTCATTTACGGTCTTGGAATTGCCGACAAAGGCACAGACGAAAAGGTCGTAGGCTACGATGTAATCACGGGTAGAGATGTTATTCTTGACGGTGACTACATTAAGAATATCACTTGGGTAGGCTGTCTCCTCGGGGAGGATAAGCCGTGTATTATTCAGGTGTTCAACGGCTTCAATGAGAACGGTCTCACGCTTGCAATTGCAGATAAGGACAACGGTAAGGTAGAAGCTCAGTTCTATGGTAACCTTTCACCCGAAGTTTACAATTCAGAGGACGAAATCAAACCACCGTTTAAAATTTTCAGACCGACAGAAAAAACGGAAACAACGGAAACATCGGAGGCATAATTATGAGAAAATTAAGCATTAAAGACGCATTCACTCTTGCTCGCATTATCAAAAAAGCAGACATCAAAGAGGAAATTGCAGACTTTGCAAACCGCATTGCTGTCAAAAACAACAGCAAAGGTGAAACGGTCAACACCGAAGCGGTCGGTCTTGAGTTTGTGATTACTCTGATAACTTCTTTATCAAACAAAGAAACAGAACAGGAATTTTATTCATTACTTGCCGACATCAGAGACGACATTACTGCTGATGATGTAAGTAAATTAAGTATCCCCGAAGTTCTTGACAATGTAAAGGCAATCATCAGGGAGAATGATATTAAGAGTTTTTTTACCTCGCTCTCAGCCTTGAAGTAAGAACATATGGAATGCTCGTGCAGTATTGTTGCGGTAATACTGCCGTACTGCATGAGCTGTCTTTTTCAGATGCTGTCAAAATTATCAAAAACGCTATAAATGACCGTAATGACGAATTGCTTTACAAAGCCTATATTTTGACTGTTGTAGGAAATTTCACAGGCTTGTCGTACATGGATTTTGTAAACAAGGCAACAGGCTCGACACGGCCTAATAACATTGTTGATACGGTCAATACAGAGGAAATTGAAAAAACGGTTGAAAACTATCTTGATAATTATAAATGGGAGGAGGTGTAGCTAATAATGGCTGTTGAAGTATTTAAGTTATTTGGCTCTATTTTCGTCAACAATGATGAAGCAAACAAATCAATCGCCGAAACCGAGAAAAAAGGTAAAGGTGTTGCCGCAACCTTAGGTAACGGTATCAAAACCGCAGGCAAATGGGGAGCGGCAATGGTCGGAGGTGCGGCGGCAGGTGTCGGAGCATTATCGTCAGTTGCCGAAAATACCAGAGAATACCGCACCGAAATGGGTAAACTCGACACAGCTTTCACCATAAACAAATTCTCAGCGGCAGATGCAAAACAGACTTACTCTGACTTGTATGCCGTAGTCGGTGACAGCGGACAGGCAACTGAGGCGGCTAATCATTTATCATTGCTTTGCGATTCCACAAAAGACCTGCAAAGTTGGACAGAGATTTGCACAGGTGTTTACGGTCAATTCGGTGATTCCTTGCCTATTGAGGGTTTGACAGAGGCGGCAAACGAAACCGCAAAAGTTGGACAGGTAACAGGTCCGCTTGCCGATGCTCTTAACTGGATGGGTGTGTCAGAAGATGAATTTAATGAAAAACTTGCAAAATGCTCATCAGAACAAGAAAGACAGCAGTTAATCACATCAACTCTCACAAGTTTGTATTCGGATGCCTCTGCTCAGTACAAGGAAACAAACGGCGATGTAATCGAATCTAACAGAGCTCATCAGCAGTTGTCTGATACAATGGCGCAAATCGGTGCTGTCGCTGAACCTGTCCTTAACTCTCTTATCGGTCTTGGCGGTAAACTCCTCGAACAGCTCTCACCATTGATTGAGAGTGTGGCAAACAACCTTGCCCCTGTTTTAATCAACATTTGCGAAGAGGTAGCACCGATAATTGTGTCAATGCTCGAGCAGATAATGCCGTTAATTGAGGAGTTACTACCGTTTATTGCTCAGCTTATGGAGCAGTTAGCACCTATCATTGTTCAGATCGTTGAACAATTATTTCCACCTTTAATGCAGATTATACAGGATTTACTTCCGTATTTCATGCAGATAATTCAGGCTATAATGCCATTATTTAGCACGCTTGTAGAACTCTTAATGCCCGTTATCGAGGTGTTCATTCAGCTTGCCGGTGTGTTGCTCAACGGCTTGTTGGCGGCACTTACTCCGATTATAGAGGATTTAGCTATATTCCTTAATGACCTTTTAACACCTCTTATTCCGATTATAAGCGAATTATGTAACACGATTGTCGGCATTTTACAGCCTGTCTTTGAACAGCTATCGCCTGTTATATCACTGGTTTTTGACGCTCTTCGCCCGGTTCTTGACCTACTCGGTGAAATGCTTGAAACACTTATTCCTGCACTTGTTCCGGTGATTGAATGGTTGGCACAAATCTTTTCGGAGGTTTTAGGCGGTGCAATTAAAGGAGTCAAAAAAATTTTTGAACCGCTTTCGGGAATTTTTAATGGAATTGTAGATTTCGTAAAAGGTGTGTTTTCGGGAAACTGGGAACAAGCGTGGAATGGTGTTGTTAACATTTTCAAGAATGTTTTCAACCTTTTACCTGCATTCGTTGAGAATGTAATCAACGGCATTATTTGGATTATTAACAAGCTCTTAGAGGGCGTAAACTGGGCAACATCAATGATTGGCTGGGAAATAGATCCGATTCCGGAAGTAACCTTACCTCGTTTCCGTGCAGGTATTGATTATGTTCCACATGATAAGTTTATCGCATATCTTGATGCCGGCGAGGCAGTTCTCACAGCCCAAGAGGCTGAAAAATACCGTCAGTCAAAGCGTGAAGGCAGAGGCTCAGTCTTTGAAAACGATTCCACTAATATCATCAACAACATCAGTATTAATATTCCCTCTGTTGCAATTAATAACGACATGGATATTGACAGCTTCGTTGACGATATGAGCAATCGGCTCGCCGATGAAGTAACAAGGAGGCAGAAAGCGTATGCATAATTTTTATTTCGGAGGTAAATGGTTATCATATTTCGGCGGTCGTATCACACAAGCACCACAGCACGAAATTCCCGTCAGAGATGTTTCAACGGTTGAAATCCCGTGTAGAGACGGTGATGTCTTGCTTGATAATGGGCGGTGGAAGAATGTTGAATTTGAGCGTGAAATTTCCTTTTTGCCGTACCTGTCCGAATTGTCAGCAAAGCACCTTGCGAGGGCCGTAATTGAATGGCTGACCTTAAATCGTGGCTACCAAAAGTACAAGGATACTTATAACCCCGGATATTTCACCGAGGCTTACATATCAAATACTGACGATATTGTTCGTGAACTTCCAACATTACTTACAACAAAAATCAAATTCAACCGCAAGCCGTGGTGGCATTCCGAGCTCGGACAGCGGACTATTGATTTTGAAGTTAATAAACCGATTGTTTTACATAACCCCGAAAAGTACGAATCTTTGCCGATGATTGTTGTAACTAACACAAACGTTAGTGGTAATAACACTACGGCCATTGCTAAAGTTAGCATAAACGGCGAATCACTTGATTTGAAGTGCACAGGTGGTTATGACTACGCTGTGCTTGACGGCGAAACTATGCAGTATATTGCACACAAATCAGACGGTACAACTAATTTTGTTGACGGTACTATACCCCCTAAGTTAAAGGTCGGAGACAATCAAATTGTTGTAACGAAATATACAAACGCACTACTGTCAATAAGACCAAATTGGAGGCGATTGTAAAAGTGTTCCCTTTGTTGTATAAATCATATTTTAAAACAATCAATCCGAGTAGTTTTACCCTGCTCGGACGGATTACAGAAATAATCAGCGGTAAAGTTACCGAGGAACGAAACGGGGATTATTTGCTTGAAATGGAGTTATCGACAACGGACAGATGTGCTGATTTACTCGACACGCAGTATTTCATTAAGGCAAAACCGAACCCAACCGATGAACCGCAGTATTTTGAGATTTACGATTTGCAGTACAAAGACAAGAAATCAATCACGGTTAAAGCGAAGCACATCAAGCACAATCTGTATAACAATTTTTTGATTGAAACTTCCAACCAAACTGATGTAGTGCATACTCCAAAAGAATGGTGGGATATACTTTGCACAGGTCGTGATTTTGAGGGTGATTCGCTGTTTCCGCAGGCAACCTTGTGGGGGCATTATTTCAAATTTACATCAAATATTACCACAAAATCATCTATGACGCTTGGCTTTTGTACGCCTTGTACTCTCGGTGATTTTATGGGCGGTGCTGACGGTTCGCTTGTTGATGTTTTTGGCGGTGAATATAAATACGACAATTTTAATGTATCGTTGCTAAAAAACCGTGGGGCGGTTACAGACTGCCATTTGCGCTGGGGCAGTAACATCAGCAGTCTTACGCAAACGCTTAATTCAGACGATATCTGTTCCCATGTTGCAGCGTATGCCACTTGCCATGATACATATAGCGACAAGAACTTCGTCCTTTGCTCACAACCGCAAGAACTCAAAACCCATAATTCTAAGCTTATTAAGGTGAAAACGGTTGATGTTTCGGACGGCGGTTCGGTATACATCGGCGACGAAACGGGTTACTGGGATTTCAACGCTCACACAGGTGAGAACAAGGACTTCTTAATCCAAAAGCTAAATATTCAAGCACAGGTTTTAAGAGGACAGCTCGTAAACACAAACGGAGCGCCTACGCTTAATGTAAAGGTTAACTATCCGCCTACACTCACCGAAATGCTTGGACTGCATTTATGTGATAGTGTTTATGTCGATACCGAAAACGATAGCTTGCAAGCCAAAATCATTAAAACAGACTATGATTTCGTGCTCGAACGTTGGAACAGTCTCGAACTTGGCACAGCGAAGTCAAAGTTATCTGATTATATAGTTAAATGAGGTGAAAACATTGAATATTAACCATACCAAAATGACACTCGAAATCAACAGCTGTAAGAATTACGAAATCTTAGAAGTCAGACAGGGCGATAAAGGCTCACGCATTATTGATTTTGCGTTTACCGTCAACGGTGAAACTGTTGACCTTGCCTCTACGATGTCAGCAAAAGTCAATGCTACGGTTGACAATGTAATCGTTGCGGACAGCGTAGCTGCTGTCGTTGACACCGAAAATAATGTAGTCACAGTTACGCTTACAGACACAATGCTCGCATTATCAGGCATTTGTAAAATGGACATTGTGCTTACAGAAGGCGATGAAATTATAACTGCTGAAACCGTTTGTTTGCGTGTAGGAAAAAGCGTAATCAACGATGACAGTAAAGCTTTCCCGGGTGCAAGCTCTATTGCGGAAATCACAAAAGAAGTCGAAAATGCAAGAGGCAGTTCTAAATCGCTCGGAGCAAGGCTTGATGGGATTGATTCTTCTGTGTCTACTAAAGCTGATAAAAGCACGGTTAGTCAGTTATCAGCACGAATGCAGACGGCAGAGAAAGCCCTTACAGGCAAGGCAAACGCAACAGATGTAGCCAATGCACTTAAATCAAAAGAAGACAATTCAAACAAAGTGAGCTCCAAAACGGACATTACAGACAGCAGTACCAATTATCCGAGCATTGAATATCTTGGCGAGTATTATTACGATGCGAACGAAACCTACTCATCAGAAGAAACGGACAAGCTTCTCGGCAACAAAACTGACAAGTCAGATGTTGACGATGTCAAGGCATACATCGGATACACAGACAGTGATATCCTTGGATTGCAGGTGGATTTTGAGAACAAGACATTCAAGCGTCTCGCAGGAGCGGTTGGACTGTCACAGGGAGCAGACTTCGATAAGTTCGCAATGTATGGCGGACGAAAAAGATGTAACGTGTTGGATGACGGAACAATCACGGCATACTACGGTGACAAAAATTATGCCGAGGACGGTTCAAACGGCCAGGTTATGGTTTTTCAGCCAAAATTCTATTATAAAGTTGTTCCACTCAAATTAGAAAAAAACGCCGATTCAGACATCGGCTATCATCTACGCAAAGTGAATTACTATGTAAGCTCGAAACCCAAAACAGGTTTTAAGTTGCACCCTGCATTCTTTGATGAAAACGGCAATGCGATTAATTACATACTTTTCTCAGCTGATGAAGGAAGCATGTACGATGTTTCCGCAAAAGCCTATGTGAATGATAATGTTGACGAATCTATCACTTATGAGGATGGTGATTTACTTTGTTCGGTCGCAGGAAAGAAACCTATCAGCGGATTGAGGAAAGGAATCGGTACTAAAGCGAATTTAGAACTAATGGCACAAAACCGTGGTTCAGGCTGGCACCTCGAAACAATAGAGGCAGTAAGTGCAAATCAACTTCTGATGATGATTGAGATTGGGATAATGAGCACGCAAAACGGCATCGGGCAGGGTGTTGTTAGTATTTCAGACAACAGTTCATACAACTGTTCAAGCCTGACGGGTTCTACTGCTGAACTTGGCAACGGTACAGGTTCAGCAACAGAAACTATCAATGAAAAAGGCGGTGTTCAAACTACTGAAACAGCAAGCGGAAAGGTCTCTGTCTCATACCGTGGTGTCGAAAATCCTTGGGGTAACCTATGGAAACACATTCAGGGTATAAACATTTGGGGCGATGGCACGATGTGCGGTGGTCAGCCCTATATTGCAAACGACTTCACATTCAATGAATCGACACACTCTGATAACTATGAGCCTGTCGGTTTCACTCTTGCAAATGCAAGTGGTTTTATTAACGCAATGGGTTATGGCGGTGAGAATTATGATTGGTTGCTGATGCCGTCAGAAATCGGCGGAACAAACGCACTTCCTGTTGGCGATTACTTCTATGCCGAATCAAATTTGAACGGTTATCGTATTACCCGTTTTGGTGGCTGTTTCAACACTTCCAGTCAGGCGGGCGGTTTCAATTGGCGCGGTATTGACGGTGTTGGCTACCGTAGTCGGGTTGTCGGCGGCCGCTTGGTGTATGTTCCGACTGCTAAATCTGGCAACACACCGCCAAAGTCTTATTCCGCAACAGAGGTTGATTCACTTCTTGCAACTAAATACGATTCATCAAATATTGAAAGCGGAACATCAAAGCTTACGCCTTATTCAACTATTACCGATAAAATCAAAAGTGCAAGCTGTACATATAAGACGATTGGTGACATCGTAATCGTCAGTGCGACCGTCAAAATGAATGCTGTTACAATTGGAGCAAACAGTTCATATCCGTTGATTGATTTACCGTACAAGTGCATTGCTGTGGATGATGTTTTTTGTGTCGGCATTTCAAACCTCGGCAAGCTTTTTAAATTTACAGTAGTTAAGAATAACACTTGGTTGCAGTTCCAGTCACAGGATAAGACGGCTTACACATTTGCAGACGGCGAGCAAATTAATGTGATTTGCTTGTACAAAATTAAATAACGGAGGTAAAAATTATGGAACTTAAAGAAAAAATCACACTCGATATGCTCACAAAGGACAGCGTGTCGGTACTCAGACAGCAGTTTTTGACCTTTAACGGTGAAGAAATGCAGGTCGGCGGAAACATCCGCAATGCATATATGAATGACGAATTCGGCAGAGAACAGTTGAGAAAGGTTCTCTCTGACGAATACTTCAATGCTGTCATGGCAGTTTGGGGCGACAATCCAACCGTTGACGAGCCGACAGAAAGCGAGGTCGAATAAGTGACAACTGAAATTATTATCGCTTTAATCACGCTTGCAGGTTCTGCGGTGGGTACTCTTGGCGGTATTGTGATTAACAGTCAAATGTCGAACTATCGCATTGAACAGCTCGAAAAAAAGGTTGACAAGCATAACAGCCTCATCGAGCGTACATATGCGATTGAACAGCACAACGCGGTTGTGGACGAAGAAATTAAGGTCGCAAATCACAGAATTGATGACCTCGAAAAAATCAGCGAAAGGAAAGATTAAAAATGAAAAAAATTTTCACCAAAAATTGGGCGAAAGCTACGGCGGTCAGAGCGATTAAGACCGTTGCACAGACTGCTATTGCAACAATCGGAGTATCTGCCGTTATGACAGATGTAAACTGGCTTGCAGTAGGCTCGGCATCTTTGCTTGCAGGTGTATTGTCTGTGTTGACAAGCATTGCAGGTTTGCCCGAAGTTTCGGAAAACTAACTAAAATAAAAGGATAGCCCAGTTGAAAATTAAATTTCTTCTGGACTATCTATGTTTTTTAGATTATTGTTACGAAATTACTGGTGTGCCGGTTATATATGGTGGAAGTCCATCTGGGTAAAGTTTAATGAGATTTTTGTAATTTCTTTTATAGTTTTCATTATTTTTGATTGATTTCTGCCATTTGCGTACTGCATTAAGAATATTATTGCAAAAACGCTTAACATCAATATTTAAGGCACCATCTATAACATTGTTATGAAAAGTTATGCCTTGACAAGTTGGTGCTAAAAATATAATTCGTGAATATGAAGATTTTTCATGTGTGGTTAGTGCTTGATGCACATATGAACAACGGAAATGGTAACAATCCTTGCCGGAAATAGATAGATCGCCCGGTTCTTTTGCGTAAGTGTCATACCAAGCAATATATTTATAATTTTTTGCTACGCCGTCATCTGATTGCAGTGCTCCACAAATATCGGGCAATGTTAGAGAAGCTTGCAACGCTAAATAGTATAGTTTAGCGTCTAATGCCCGTTCAATTTCTTTTAAAATCAACTCCATATGATTCACCTCCCTTCTATTATGAATTATACCATATTATTTATAAAAAATGTAGTAAAAGTGGGGAGTGCATAAAATAAAAACGAAAGTGAGGAATAATAATTATGTCAACAAAAAGAATCTATCTCAGTCCGTCGAATCAGAACAGAAACACCTATGCAACGGGTGGTACAAACGAAATGGCTCAGTGCGACAAAATTGCCGCTGCAACAGCCAAAGCTCTCAAGCGTTGCGGTTTTGAGGTTATGGTCGCAAAGTCGGGAACGCTTATGCAGACACGCTGTCCCGAATCGGACAAGTTCGGTGCAGACATTCATATGCCGATTCACACCAACGCTTTTAACGGCAAATACACAGGCGGTACAAGAGTTTTCTGCCTGAACTCAAACGGCAGAAAGGCTGCCGAATCGGTGAAAAATGCCCTCGGAGCAATATCGCCCGGCAAGGATGATTCGGTCAGCTACAAAACCGATCTCTACGAAATCAATGTGCCGAAGGCTTTGTCAGTATATGTTGAGTGTGAGTTTCACGACACCGTGACAGGCTCGGATTGGATACGCAAGAATACAGTTGCAATCGGAGAGGCAATCTGCAAGGGTATGTGTAAATACTTCGGCTATAAGTATAAGTCGGCAAGCTCATCAGGCACAACAAAGCCTGCACAGACTGCAAAGCCGACAACATCAAAGCCGAGCACATCAAAAGCGTTTAAGCCGTACATTCTCAGGATTACCGCAAATGACGGTGTGAACATCCGCAAAGGTGCAGGCACGAACTATCCCGTGTGTGGCTCAATCCCCAAGGGCGGAGCGTACACGATCGTAGCCGAAAAATCAGGCACAGGCGCAAAAAAGTGGGGCAAACTCAAGAGCGGTGCCGGCTGGATTGCCCTTGATTACACTGCGAAAATCAAATAAATACATAACAAAACCAAACACATAATTGCAAAAACTCCCCTCACACAGTCATTGAAGATAGGTGAGGGAAGTTTGTTATTTGTAAATTTAATGATTTTGCATAATATCGCATTTTTTGAAAGCCTGAAAGTACCGATTATATCTGACTTTTCCTGCCTTGCATTTGCCTAACATTTTACCTGTTTTTTCCTGTATTTCGGTGTATTTTAGCGTTAAAAAGATATAAAAAATAACCGCACCAAAAGCTAAAAACTGGCTTTCTAATGCGGTTTTTTCTATGGTCGAGGTGACAGGACTTGAACCTGCGGCATCTTGGTCCCAAACCAAGCACTCTACCAAACTGAGCTACACCTCGAAATGTTGCTTAATAACAACAGCTTGATTATTATATACCATATTTTCGGATTTGTCAACATAATTTTCGTTTTTTATTCAAAATTAATTCAAATATTTTGAAAGTCACCATAAAACAGACCGAAAATGTGGTACAAAACAGCCGTCCCTGCATAAGAAACGGCTGTTGGTGCAGGTAACTTGCAAGGGGCATTGGAATGGTGAAAATGGGGGATTTTGTTAGCTATATGTAAGCTACGGAACATAATTATGAACAATTCAGGATAATATAAGACTATATTTTGTTGATTGCATTCACTAATTCTTTTGGGTTAATGTGGGTGTAAACCTTTTCGGTCAAGTCCATTTTCGACTTGTGACCGACTATTTTTTTGATGATTGTATGGTTCACATTTGCCGATACAAGCATTGAAATGCAGGTGTGTCTTGTTTCGTGTATGGTGTGGTCTAAACCTAAATCGTTTTGCAGAGGTGTCCAGTAGTTGCGTTTAAAGTTATCGTATTTCAGCGGTTTGCCATTGGTATTATTCAGAACATATCCACATTGAGAATCGCTGATGAACTTCTGCCAAAACGGCAATACTTTGTCTGCTATAGGCACGGTTCGTACACCTGAATCGGTTTTTGAACTTTCAACAAAGAAAGTCTGTTCGTCAAGGTTTACATTTGAAATTTTCAGATTGAGAAGTTCAGACACACGCACTCCCGAATAAATCAGCATAAGCACTATTTTTACCGAATCAAGATTTGAATATTCCCACAAAAGATTTATTTCGCTTTCCGAAAACTCCCTGCGTGCTCGTTTTGTTTCATCTGACTTTGCATTGATTTTCAATTTTTCTGCAAGATTGTTATGGAGCATATCGTGAAATATGCAGTATTCGTAGATTTTGTTCAACAGAATTTTAATTCGCCTAACCGATTGATAACCGTTGTTGCAGTTGTCGAGAACTCGTTGCATATCAATGATTTTTATATCGGACATCTTGCGATTGTATAACATTGAGCATTGTTTGTATGCCGCATTATACTGTCTTTTGGTGTTCGGATTTGTGTCTTCGGTGATGAACTCCTTGTACCAAAGTTCATGAATTTCTGAAAAAGTGCGTCTTGCCGAATCAACATCAAACGGGTTTTGATTGTAATCAGCAAGAGCGTTCAGAGCTTTCGGCTTGTTGGGAAAGTAGCCTATAACTCTGCGTTCCTGATTGCGTGTTTCTTTGTTGTATCCTATTGTCACGCAGGCAACCCACGGATTGCGCCTGTTTCCGCTCAGCTTATAAACAGAGCCGTAGCCGTTAGGCAGTTTCATTTTATACACTCCTTTTGCTTAAAAAAGGGTGCAAAAATCCCTTGTGCTTTAAATTACTTGAAAAACACAAGGGATTGTGATACAATTATTTTGCATTAAACTGCATCATCTGCACCCTGTGTAGGTGATTCCGCTCAATTCGACTGGTACTCGAATTGAGCGGATTTTTTTATTTAATTCTATTTAATCGGCAGACCATGGCTGTCGGTGTATGAGCCTGCGGCAATTCTGATTATATCAACAATCCAGCCTATGCCGAAAAGTCCGCCTGTGAAGAGGTAGAGGATACCCATACCTGCTTTACCTGCATAGAAGCAATGAGCGCCGAGCATACCGAGAACAACACACAAAATCAATGTCATACTTTTATCTTTAGGACTGCACAACTGATGATGAGATACAGTCGGAGGGGCAGAGGTCGCCACATTTGGCTGATTATTGATTATGTTCTGAATAATAATTGGTTGCTGTTCTGCTTTGTTTTCGGGATATTCAAGTTCGGACATACAGTAAGGGCAAAGTCTGTATTCTTTGCCGACATTTGCACCGCAATTTTTACATACCATAGATAACACACCTTTCAAATAATAATGTCATAGTGTTTTATTTCTTAATCTATTAAGTTCCTCAATTTCATTTTTTGACAAAGGGACACTTAAATCTTCAAGTTCCGGACAATACATATAGTAACCTATGTAAATTCTGCACTTAGGACATCTTCCCGTGCGTAAAAATACTGGTAAATCATAAACATATGGGTGTGTATTATCTGTTTTGTTTATACTATAAATTTTATTGTCATACCCCTTACAAAAATCACAACTGTTTGATGTAGTTAATTGCATATAACTCAGGTTTAAGTTGTGCATTGCTTTAATTTGTCGTTTAAAGCTTTCGCACTCTTTAGTAAGTATAATGTCAGGAAACATTTCAGGATGTTCTTTTCTTGCCTTATCCTCAATTTGTTTTGAAAGTTCTTTGTTTAACAATTCGGCATACTTTATTACTCGTAGGTACTGCTTTTCAGTAAGGTGCATTTTCTCATATGAAAGAGAATCAGAAATCTGATTAGATTTTAAAAGACATTCTACCGCTAAATCTAAATCTCCGTTCGCTTTGTGATTGGTAGCGGCTTTCTGCAATAAAAACATAACCTCAGAGTTTATACACGGAATGGCTCTTATATTTTCAACAGTGCTTACATCATAACTACCACAAGTAACGGGTATTTTTTCTAAAGAAACGTCGCTTTGATTATCTGATTTTAGAGAATCAACAAATCTTAAATTTTCGTCGGTCAAATATGAACTGTATTTGTTGGATATATCTTCAAAAAAATTATTTATTTTATTTTGCTTGCCCTTATCAGTTTTCAATTTATTGGCAGCTAAAAGAGTGGATTTCCAATATCTAAGAATAAATCTATTTGTATTTTGCTCGTAGTTATTTTTCAATTCTTTTAGTTGTTCTTTTGGTAAAGGGTGTCCTGAAGTTTTTCGCACATTATATTTACAGATTTCTGTTAATATTTGTAAAGCCTTAATGTAATTATTAAAATATGATTCAGGCTTTGCCGAATCTCTTATCCATTTTTCAGCTCCTGCATAATCACAGAAAAGTAAATATACAGCATTATCAGAAGATTCATTTCTATATTCATTGATAAATGGGTTTTCAAGTAAAGCATTTTTAACAGCTTGTGGTAGCTGTTCATTTGCGTCAACTTCTTTTTGAACTTCTAATTCCTTTGGAGTATCTGTTTTTGTAGGAGAATCTATTTGTTGGTGCGGTTCTGTTTTATGTGATTTGAATAATTTATCTAAAAATCCCATATTATCCCAACTTTCTGTAATAAAAATAATGTGCAGAACAGGCACTATAAATTGTAAAAAATTTACGGCTACATCAATAAATTATCTCTGTAAAATTCCATTGCTTCAACCATAAATTTATTTGTGACATTAAAATATTCGGCAAGTTCCCACGGCTCTGCTATGCCGTTGTGAACCGCTTCTTTCAGCTCGTCCAAAGGGATGAGCTTTTTTATTGTGTGTTTCTTTACTTTTTGTTCCATTTTCCCTTTTACGGTTAATGGAGTTGTGAATAAATAAAAAGCACCTAAATCTATGTGAACTTCTTCGTGAGCAAGCAAAACTGTTTCCTCGGCAGTAGTTTCAATCTTGCTTTTGTCAAGAACTACAATTCCGTTTTCGTAAGGAAAAGAAAATGCTTTTGCTTTGTCAGTTTTGAAATAATCAACAGTTATCCCTTTTTGTTCACATTCAAAATAAATATCCTCTAAAGTCATTCAATCATTTCCTTTTTGAGATTTCTTAAATTTGATATAGCTAAGTATATCGTTTTTAAAATCTTCGCTTTCTCCTTCCATTTCTTGATAAGCAGCATACGAAAGTTTATCAAAATTTGCTTTCGGAAGAGGGGAAGAAACCTTTCTTGCAACATCTTCAACTAACTTTTCAATCTGCTCATGCTGTTTCTTTTCTTCTTCGATTTCCTGCTCAGTCATAAGCCTTTCAACAGGAACACCGAGATAATTGGCTATTTTAAGGCGAGTTTGGTATTTAGGTAAAACACCGTTTTTCCAATTGCGTATAGAACCTTTACTCAAACCAACTGCAACCAAAACCGCAGTAACCGTTGTACCGTTCTCTTTACATATTGAATCCAATAAATCAAAGAACACAAAAATGCACCTCTACTTTTGTGCACTTTTCACGAAGTTCACATAAATGCACCTAAATTTCAAAAATGCACTTGCAAAGTACACTTTTATGCACTATAATAAACTTGTCAAGACGATGTGGGGACATTAACTTGACGAAAATAGGTGTGTGAATGTGCACCAACTTTGTAATCTAATTTTTTTAACTGATTAAATTATAAAGGTATAGTGCACATTTGTCAACCTAAATTATCAATAAAAAAGGAGGTAATAAATTGTGGATTTTTACAAAATTGTGTCAGATATATGCGATAAAAGAAATATAACACTTTGTTCGTTACTCTCTCAATTAGAAATGAGCAAAGCTAATATCCGAAACTGGCGTAATGGCGTTATTCCTAAAATTTCAGTAAGACAGAAAATTGCTGAAATCACAGATACACCAGTTGAAAACTTACTGACGAATGAAGAAAAGTCAGTTGTCAACGAAATTCTTAAAAAGAACAGTAGGTAATACCACACAATCAATAATACCACAATCACAGTCCCATTAAACGGACTTAGCTGAAAAGAGGTGAAGAAAGACGGAAGTAATAATAATTTTAGGACTGCTAATGCTTTGCACAGCTTTTGTTTCAGCAGTATTAGCTATAAAAATAGTAGCCGCCCATTTGTATAAAATAATAGACAGCTACCTTGATAAGCACGACGCTCAAATTATGGATCTGATTAAGTGGGCAAAGGACGAAGACAAACATCAATGAACGCTTTTCCAACAGGAGTAAGTTTTGCAACTCCTTTCTGTAAATCAAATTTTTGATTACTGTTATTTGATTTGTTTGCGGCTTCTATTTGATTTTTGAAATCTACTACTATAGGTAAAGAATCAAAAATCTTATAGACTGAATCATCAGTTAAGTATTGATCATATGCGATGCTTATAAGACCCATACGAGATAAAGACGATAAAGAAATTGATTGTTGCTCAATTGAATCGCAAAACTTATTACTACAAAAAATATTAGTTTGCAAAATTCTATGACCGCCTTTTTCAAGCTCCATCCTTATTTCGCATATTGGCAAATTTTCTTCAACTGAAAAACATTTTAGGTTTTGGGCATCTATAGGCGACATTTGTTGAATGATGTCAGAAAAAGACGGATGAATTTTTTCGATTTTTCTACTGTCGAATGAATTGACGATTAACTTTTCAAACATTTCACGAATTTCGTCTTCATTCATAAGGTATTTCGCTTTTTCAAGAGCAGGTCCAATAATCGATTCTCTCGATTCAACTTTATGTTCTGTTGGAATATTATCTACACCCTTTTGAATGTTAGCTTTAAAGTCTTCCAACTTTTTTTGGCGCTTTAATTCGGCTTTTATTGAAGCATAATGTATGCCACCTACAGTTAAGTTTATGAAATCGGCTAACAGACCACCTACAACTTTTGTTGGTGGATTTGTAAGATTACTTACTGCTTCTGATTCTAAAACAGCTTTTGTAACACCATAAGCAGTATCATTTATGTTTTGGTCACTCATATGTGCACCACCTTTCTAAATAAATAATAACATTATTTGGGTAATAAAGCAATAAAATATCGAAAAGCAGGTGAGAAAATGGCAAAACTTAAACTTATTGACACAAAGGACAAGTTCCTTCTTGAAATTGACGGAACAGAAATTCCGTATGTTACAAGCTATCAGATAACACGAACGGTCAGCGAGGTTGTACTGCTCAAACTGACACTCAGCGTAGCTGATGTTGAATCAGTCGAAATCGTTTCAGATAAAATTACCAACGAAAAATAGGAGGCGAAAAGTATGGACACAGTTCAGATGAACAAAAAAATCAAAGAAATTATGGATAGCAGTGATTTCTATCTGCTTTCTGAGGACGCCGCAAAGGCTATTGGAGTTGCTCCGCAAAAGTTGCGTGAACAGGCAAAGGACGAACCCGAAAAATTGGGCTTCAATGTAATTGTAGTCGGCACATCTATCCGTATTCCGAGAATACCGTTTCTCAATTATATTCTCGGTTCAAACCCGTTGAAAGGAGTGTAACAAATGTGGCATTTAAGAAACTATCCGACACGCAGAAAACTGCTCAAAGATGTGGAAAACCTCAGAGCAGAGAACAGACATCTCAGCATTGAACTGAGAAACGCAAGAACAGACCTTGCACTTGAAAAAACAGCGTCAAGCGGTTATCGTCACGAGAACAGAGAGCTAAAACGCAAACTCAAAGCCCTTGAAACGCCTGAATCCGAAGCATTCAATTTTGAATGTGTGGGGGTTGAAAATGCCAACGACTACAAGGTTGTTTGATGAAAAGAACATTTTGCGGACCTTAGCAAAATGTTTATCAAATATAAAGGTGGGAAAATATTTTGAATTACACTGATTTTATATCCTCAAACGGATACATATGCACTGAATCTGAGTTTGAAATTGCTAAGGCACACGCTAAGAACAAGTTGGCGGTTATTATCAGCCGATTTGGTGATGCAAACGGTGAACGCCTTGAGGATTATTACCTTGAACAGCTTATCAGGGAAGAACTCAGAGCTGAAAGAGTATCAAAGGCGTTGTTTGAAATGCAACTTGCAGGCAAAGAGAAATCCCGCATTGCTTAGGAACAGCAACACGGGATTAAACAAAAAGAAATTTAAACAAGCTCATTATATCATATTGAATCGAAAAATCAATAGTTAGGAGATATTAAAATGTGCGAAGTATGCAGAAGCACTCCGTGTAATCCGATGTGCCCAAACGCACCGCAAGTACTGGTAATGGGGCATTGCAGAGCGTGCAACGCAGAACTCAGATATGATTATACATATTTCAGAGATACAAATGATGATATTTTCTGTTCTCGTGAATGTGCCGAACTTTTTCACGGCATTACCGAGGAAGAATGGTCAATAGATTAAGGAGGTAACATAAAATGACCAAAATTACAGAACCCGTTAATTTGCTTGAAACTGCTGATATGGAAGAAGTAAAAAATCTGTCAACAGTTAATGATGCAGAACCTGATTCAACCGATTTAATTCAGGTAGCTCAGATTCCTGTCATCATCGAGAATCTCAAGCTGGTTAAATCTGAAATTGAGAAAAAGGTAAACACTGCCTGCGAAATGATATGTACAGACGAAAACTACAAGGAAATCAAGAAGTTGCGTTCATCGCTCAATAAGGAATTTGCGGAATTTGAAACTCGCCGAAAAGCGGTTAAATCGGAAATAATAACACCTTATGAGGCTTTTGAAACAGTTTATAAGGATTGTGTAACAAATCCGTACAAAAAGGCAGATTCGGCGCTCAAGGGCAAAATTAACGCTACCGAGCAGGAATTAAAAAGGATTAAATACGAAAAGTCTATGAGTTATTTTGAAGAATATAAGAAATCACTCGGTATTGACTTCGTAACATATGAGCAGGTTAATCTGAATATAACCATGAGCGTATCTCTCAAAAAGCTAAAAGAAACCATTAAGACCTTTTTGGACAAGGTTATGGATGACTTAAAGCTTATCGCAACGCAGGAGCACAAGGACGAAATCCTGTACGAGTATAAGCGGTCTTTGAATGTATCGGTTGCAATAACTTCCGTAACAGAGAGGTACAAGGCTATTGAAGAAGAAAAAGCAAGGGCAGAAGCCGAAAGAGCAGAGCGTGAAAAAGCCGAGCAGGCTGTGAGCAACACTCTTCACGAATATGAACCGTTTGTTGCAAATGTGCCTGAAGAAGTTGCTCCTCCGGTTGAAGAAATATCAGAACAGCCACAGCAAGATGAAAAAGTTCTGTCATTGTCATTCAAGGTTTACGGTACAAAATCACAGCTTAAAGATTTTGCACTCACTGTTAAGCAGTTAATCAACGAAAGGGGATTGCGCTATGAGTAATTATAATAATCAAAACAATCAGATTCAGCAGAGAAAGCCGAAGTTTTCGTCAATGCTCCAGACACAGGCTTTTCAGAAAAGTCTTTCAAACTCAATGAAAGACCCGAAGGAAATTCAGAAATTTACGGCGGCTATCACATCTGTGGTGAGTACAAATCCTGCACTCGAAGAATGCGATGCAGCTACAATTCTTTCGGCGGCTCTTTGCGGTCACTCTCTCGGACTTCCTCCGTCACCACAGCTCGGTCAGTATTATATCTGTCTCTT